GTATGATGGGCCAATTGTTACCCACGCACTACCGCTCCATACTTTAAGTTGAGCATTATTAGTGTCCCACCATAAGTCACCAGTCACTGGGCTAGTCGGCGAACTGCTAGAAGCAGCAGAACTACTAATTGGTTTCCATCCTGCAGAACCACCAGCATAAACTTTCAATACATTATTAGTACTATCGTACCAAAGTTGACCAGTTAATGCAGCACTTGGTGCAGTTGTATTAGAAAAGTTTTCAAGCAACTTAATATAGTTTTCATTTAAGAAAATACCATAACCTGCATAGTTTTTACCGATTAAAGTTAAACTAGTTGTTGTGGAATTGACTGTTCCGTCTGCTATAGTTGCGAGTGTAACACCTGCTGTTGTAGTTATTGTATATGACATTATTATTACCTATTATATGTTATTTATCTGCATTAAGCCGTACGTTGAAACCAAAAGTCGCCATCATGTGAACCGCTATCGTTAACACCTGCTTGCGGAGCATCGACACTAACAATCTTAGCACTACCACCCCACCATTGTCCTGCTGTTCCTACATATTCAGTTGTTGCTACCGCAGCATTGCCTGCACTTGTATAATCTTGTGATTGTGTCACTGCTACTGCGCCATTTCTTAAATTTAAACCGCTTGCACTTGCAGTTGCAACACTAGTGCCATCAATTACTAAATTGGCACTACCTGTATCTACATCAAGTATTTCCAAATAGCTGTTGCCTTGGTATATTTTATTCTTTAAGAATCCAGAGTTATTAACTACGTATTCTGTTGTTGCTACTGTAGTATTAACTGTGCCAGCAAGTTGTGTTGGTGCTGTTAAATCGCCTGAGTAAGAACCAGTGCCAATAACATTCAATGCACCAGTTACTGTCGCACCGGCACCTAGTAATAAGCCGCCCGATAGCGTCGCACTTAAAAGCGAAGCAGTACCAGTTGCGCCATCAATACCAAATGCCAATGTATTAACTCCACCTACTGCCGCATAAAAGTTAATATCGCCATTTGTAATATTATTTTTAACACTAACATCGCCTGCTGTGGTTGTTGTAATTTGTAAGTTACTAGTAAGTCCGACAGTAATGCCACCGTTATTAACAATAGCAAGTGTACCTGTACTACTATTGTTAATATCTGTACGTAAGTAGTTAGTTGCAATAACGCCACCTAAGTAACTAGCATTGTTAGCAGTACCCCAAAACGTTTCGCCTGAATGTATGTTATAGCCTGTTTGAATAGTTGCGTAGCCAGCAATCGGAGTAAGTGGAGTAAATTCACTGTCTTGACTGATAATGCCAGAACGTGTTCCACCTACGTACATTGAGACAACATCATGCATAGCTGTCGTTGTATCTTCAATTCGTTCCCAAATTGCGCCTGCCTTGCCATATACTTTGCTCCATGTTGGACCAACTAATTGCCAACCAGCAAGTGCATATGGTGTAGTACCATCGTATACGTACAATTGATTAGCATAAGTATCCCACCAAATGTCGCCAGCAATTGTAGTTACTGGGGCACCAAGTGTACTGCTATTTTGTGCAGTTGCACTACTGATGATTTTAAAATATGTGCCGGTATATACTTTCAATAAACTATCGGCTGTATCCCACCATAATTGTCCGCTCAGTGGATTACTTGGGGAAATGTCATACGCAAAGTTTTCAGTTAGTTTAACTAAGTCATCAGTCATTATCTGACCGTAGTTACTATAGTTACGACCAACTAATGTTAAACTAGTATGCGACGTATCCACTGTACCATCTAAAATAGTACCAAGTGTTGTTCCGTTTGTTTTTCTTATTATATACGACATTGTCTTTTCCTAGTTATACTGTAGTGCTTAAATTAGTCAGTGTTTGTATGCGCACTGTGTAATCAATTTGTATTAGTCTGTTTAGCGATTTTTGCACTGGGCTAAAAATCACGTGTGTTAGTAGTTTACCGAGTCCTTCGCCTGATGCATTAAATCCTTTTAAACCCAATTCGTCAAATACAAATTGTCCGTTTAAGTCTTGACTGTTATCAAACACTGCTTGCCCATTTGGTTCGCCATAGTCTAATAGACAGCTTATAATAATATCACTATAAATTTGTCCCGGTACGTGGGTAATTGAAATTTTATTTCTTAGTGGGTCGCCGTTTGCAGCATTAGTATCATCTACAATTTTGTAGTATTGCGGACTATATAAATCAGCATTTTGTACGTTTGTGTTTGTTGGCAAGTATGTAATAACACCAGTTGGATCAACTGTAGTTCCGCCATTACCAAAATGCATCTCAGTAATAAAATTATTACCTTTGTTGCCTAAACTTGTAGCAATTGCTTCACTCATATTTTCATAATGAATGGCATTGCGTTTGTTTACAAACACTTCTTTAGTCTCAGGGTCAAATATTTTAATATGCCCTTGCACACTGATTCCGCCGCGTTCATCGGGTTGTTTAGCTGGCTGTGGTTTAATTATTGATTCTTGCATTTTTTTATCCATATACTTATTTATTTCATTCCTTTACGACTACTAACAGTTATAGTATTTACCGTATATTTAAGGTGCAATTAATGTAGCTGTACTATTTTTTAAGAATAATACTTGCGGTGTTATTGCTCCATTAAATCCAGTTCCGTCTGTTGCTGTTGTTGCACCATGATTTTGCCATACATTTGCAGTAATTAGCGTTACATTTGCAGCAATAGTTACTGTACCCGCAGTGCCAACTAATCCAGCTTTTGTCATACTTAATGGATATACATTTCCTGTACTTGTTCCATTAATTATCAACGCAGATCCAACCGTTGGGTTAGTAGTTATAGTTACTGGGTATACTCTGCTATCAACTCCGTTAATTGCAATGTTTCCAGCGCCAGTTACTAATTTAGCCATACTATTATAGCTTACTGCTATAGTATTAATAGTTGCACTATCACGGGTTACATATAAGTTAGCGCCAGTTAATCCCTGGGTTACGATATCACCAGTTACCACAGTAACATTGCCACTTAATTTTACATCATTTTCTAAATATCTAAATGGGTTCGTAGAATTTGATGTAACTAATACTATATTAGTTGATGTGTTGACACTAGATATTGTTGCGCTTGCACCTAATATTGATTGTGTAATAACATCACCGATATTAGCAGTAATTCTGCTTGATAAATCAAGATAATATGACACAGTATCAGTGACCGAATATGTTGTAGTGCCTAATGTCATTGTACTGTTAGCAGTTGCATTCGGAACAAGTTGTGACGTACTTGCATCAACTACACGCAATCCACTTACATGCATTAATGGAGTACTTGTTCCTTGTGTACCGCGACGTATTTGCCCTAATGTATTCGCAATTAAATTAATTGTGTAATATGTTATTCGTTCACCATTGATAAACACTACGCCCGGAGTTGCACCAGCAAGATTAGGCACAGACAATAGACTTGCATTAGTTACAATAATAGTTGTATCACCAATATGCAAATTAGCCGCAAGTGTTGTCGAATGTGCAGTCGCAATACGTAAATAACTTTCTTCACGCATCATGTTACTAAACATTCTGTATCCGATTACATCAACATTGCCATTGATTTTAGTATATACTTGCATATCTAATGTATCAAATACAATGCCCGGGACTAATTCTTCTGGAGCATGACTTGAATATGTATCAACATACGCACCACCAACAACATCAATATCTTCTGCACGTGTGCCAAGAGCTAAATCGGTGTAATTGCTTTGTATCAATGAATCAACTGTTGCGTCAGATAACATCGGCAAGCCATCTGCAGCATATTGAATGTTGTCAAACATACCATTATCAAATGGTGTTGCACCACTAAAGCCCGGAGCTTGTTCAAAACCAAGTCCTTGTACTTGTACACCCGGATAATCAATACCACGCAATAATTGTTTTAAATCTCTTGCTGGCATAGTTGCACCTGGTTCGTAGTAGCCAGTGATACGATCATTTGCATTAGTAAAGTTCGATGCATTATAAACAGTATAATCATTCGAAATAAACGTAGAACCAGTTGTTATATTTGCATTAACTGTAAACGCTTGACGTTTTGCTCCGGCCAATGTACCGATATGAGTTATGATATCACCAGCAGTGTAAGATGTGTTTGCTGCCCATTCTTTAACTGAACTAGTGTAACTAATTCTATCAAATTTCAGTGTTGTATCAAAGCTTCTAACTTGATTATTTTTAAGTACAGCATACGCAGTTGCTGGTGTTGTATTACTACCATTAAGAACTACTGTTGGCGTTGTATAATATCCACTACCATTTTTAATCATATCAATTCTAATCACTGCACCGGTATCATAGTTAATAATTGCACGTGCTGTTGCACCAGTACCAACACCAACGATAGTAACAATTGGTTCAGCAGTATAACCACTACCTGCATTTTCAACTAAAATACTCTCAACACGATGATTTCTATTTGCATACCATTGATCGTATGGTGCAGTTTGCCATAGTGCTTCATCTTTGGCAACTTGCTCACCACTCGGACTACGGAATACTTTCATATCTGTATCATAATATGCTGGTAAATCAAAGTCAGTTACGCTACCAGCAAATTCATCTGTACTATTATAGCTAATTAAATATTCACGCAATTTAGTTGCGTACGGTTTAACTTCTGTAATATAGTCTTGATAATAAGTTTGATTATCCTTAATATAGTTAGGGTATTGTACTAATGAACGCAATTGATGTATTACACTAATGAAACTAGTTTTAAATATCCAATCAACATATTTTTGTTCATTGAATAGATAGTTAACCATTACAAAGAATAGTTTATTAAATTCGGCAGCTAGCTCGCCGATGAATATATCTTCTCTGAGTGCAGTAAGAATCGAACGTATTTCAATATTTGGGTTTTGGTCGAATCTCTTAGACGAAAATCCTTGATTGCCAAATCCTAATTCATTATCAGCAAAATTGCCAATTGATGTATCTAGTTGCACAGTTCCGTTTTGTATTCCAACAACACTAAAACTAAGATTACTGTTTACAACAATTAAACTCCAGCCATGACTCCCGCCATTGCTTACTCTGACAAGTATTTCGTTGCCCGGAGCAACTGATAATTTTAATGCATCAACTAGTGTAGGTACAACATATGTAATTTGATCAGCGATGCTATATCCCGCTGCATACCAATCAACATAATGCCAGTATAAATTAGTTTTGTAACTTTGTACTCTACTAATTTCCCATGTTTTGCTCATTGATAATTCGTACACTACCCATAAATTATCTTGTGTAGTATCTTGATCTACTAATACTTTATAACCTGTAGCCAATGTTACTGTATCGATATATGCTAGCTCTGCATCTGTTGCAATTTTTTGGTCGTATTCACCAAGTTTAGCACTAGGTTGTGGCTCTGATGAATTTAACATAGTTAAATCATATTCACGTGCAATAGGCTTAGTTATTAATACACTGTTAACATAATCCACTAAATTAGTTAATGCAGGCATTCTGTCAGAGAATACTGATTGACGTGGTCTAGTCCCTAGTCCAAATCTATCAGCTAAACTAAGTGTTGGGTCTGGCACCACTGCACCCATTATATCAACTCCAGCCAAACTATCAATTAATTTATTGATAATTTTAGGAGATATTATACTATCTGCATTGCCTTTTTGTACCAATTCATATTCACTATGAATAATATTAGTATTCTTAATTGTATTGTAGTCAAGATGCAATATAGTATTTTGCGAAGATAGATACGGACTCACATTGTATACCGCAAGTGCATTGTCCTGTATAATCGCTGCGTATGGTATGCCTTGATTTTTAGGATTAGCAATTATATCTTGTACAGCAACAATAGGTAATTTTCTAGTAGAATTATTAGGATCTACTGTTGTTTTATTTTTAACCCAATAGTAGTACTTGATACTAATAATATTAGTAACTGGATCTACAAAAACAAGTTCAACATACGCACTATTATCTGCATATTTTGGTATGCCATCTGCACCACTAGCAACATACGCACTTGGTAATACAGTGCTTTCTACCCACTCCAATACTTCAACAGTTGAGCCCGGGAATAAACGACCCCAGTTAATACTGCGATATGTTAATGTATCTTGCTCATAATCAATATAGCTAAGTTGTGTTAAATCCCACCACACGTTACCAAGTTGATTACTACTCCAATATATGCTGTTGTTTAAACTTACTGCACTATTAGTACCGCGATTATATACTGCTGGGTCAAATCCAGTTTTGTATGATATTTCTTGATCTGCACGTCCAAGTATTTTACCTTTTGCTGGATCGATAAATTCCAATGAAGATAAAATAGTATTTGATAAATTGCTGTATACGTATATTCTGTTAATAGCTTCTACATCTACGGTTGGTTGTTGATATCTAATTAAATTCCATCCACGTGTATGTAATGGGTTTTCAAATAGATATACAGACCCTGCATCAGTAAGTATAGTATCGTCACTTGGTGCACTTGCTATTATATAACCACCAACAACATCAATTGCACTACCAAATTTGTCGCCTATGTTTAAATCACCGGTATTAAGTTGTTGACAGAATGCATAACGACCCGGATGAGTAAACGCATCGCGTGGGTCATCGTATAATTCATAAATGTATACGCTACCACTACCAACAATACTATCAAATAAACTAGTAGAATTATTATCAAATGTTGTTGCATCAGTATCTATAATTGTATATGTACGTGTTGTACCGCGTTCACTTGATATTACAAGCATATATGCATTTGATGCTAATATTACTTTGCTGCCAAAGTATTCGCCTGGGGTATGATATGGGTTAACAATAATCTGCATCTCAGCAAATATTTTCATGCCTGCAGCAGCGTAAACACCAGTTGCTCCAGATGGTTGTCCAGATAAAATACGCAATCTATTTTTAGCAACTGTCTTATCACTTAATAATAGTAAGTAGCCATTTTCATTTGCAGCAGTTACACCAAGCAAGTTAGCAGCGTTGATATCATATACTAACGAATCCAATGATGACATTAATACCGGCGCCAATGTAATTGGGTCTATATGATCGACATGCAATGGTTGTACTTCGATAGAGAAGTTATCTAAACGAATTGTATTGCCCGGAGTAAACACTGGGTTGTGTACGTAACCAATATTTGTACCGTATAATCTTCCTCTATTATGGAATTTAAATACTGCTCCGGTATTGTACGCTGTTCCACTATTATAATACGGAGCACCCACATAAATTGCACAATTATTAGAACAGATAGTTAGTGCTGTACCAAATTGTGCTTGCGCAACTGGTGCATCACCAGTTAATACTTCAAGTAAATTAAATTGATTTACTTCAACAAATATTATTTGCCCAACTGCTGGCGGAGTAATGAATCGAATTGTATTTGTTCCAACCACAAAATAATCAGTTGTTTCAATATTATCGATTGTTACTCTATGTACTGGCCCGATATTACTATCAGTGATATAATCCGAAGTACCAGTACTATTAAATGCTTCAATTACTCTATCGTAAACATAAACAGCACCTGCATTAGTTAATCCGTTACTTGAATCAAGCGGAGCACCAACGCCAAGTTGCGCACCGTCCCAGCTTGCATCTAACGCACTACCAAAGTTACTACTAGCATTACCTGTTAATGTAGTTACTCGTGTGTAGTATGGTTGTTGAACAATAGAAATATCATTTTGTACAATATTTGCCGCAAATGTAACCACGTTGCCCAACACGGTGTAATCGATGTTTGGGATATATGTTTTATTAGACGTTGTAATTAACAATGAGTTTGCATCATCGGCAACGTCCGGTGTGAATACTGTGTTAAGTGTGTTAGTTATAGATAACGAGCTCGATGCTAGTGCATATTTTGTTGAATCAATTCCATCAACTAAAATAGTAGCAGTAATATTACCAACAATAATGTTTGTTAAGCTGCTAACTTTAAGTGCGGCCCAATTAGTAACAGATTCTAATAGTACCACACTAGCATCCGACGATGTTTGCGTAATAATCGCACCAGCATTGGCAGTAATGTTACCACTTAGTGTTAGTATGGTTTGATCGTTAACTGATATAATTGTTTGTTGTTTAGAAACAAATTTATTCAAGCCGTAAACATAAACTTTATTATTACCCGGTGCGCCGATATATAACCATGTTCCGTGCTCGTCAAACGCAATACTTGAACCAAATCTGTCGCCTGATACTATGTTGCCTACAATGACCTGCGCTCTATTAAAGCTAGTTGTTGCTACTGGGTTGCTATAAACATAAACATAACCAGTATTACTATTTCCACCCGGTGCACCAACTGCTAATAAATTAGTTGCAAAATCTATACTATGTCCGTACTCTCGTGTGTTTGCCGCATCCGGAGATATAGTAAATTGTTGGGTGAATTCGCCAGTGTGTCCTTTGGCAAATGTACTTACTGTTCCTGTTGATGCAGATAGCGGCGTACCTGTAGCTGCAATTAACCCATCTGCGCTCATTCTTACACTAGTTCCGAATCCATCATTTGCAGTATATTCAGTTTGACCTTTAATTAAACTTTGTTTAATATTCCATGGGTGTGTCTTTTCATATACTTTCCATGTGTTAGTCGGAGTCTCCGCAGGTTGCCCCTGACCGATAGTTGTAGCGGCATCGTCGTCGATCCATATCTTTTCACCTACATGCCATCCGTGTGGTGGAAGATAATTACGTGAATCTTCCATATACGTAAAGCGTAAGCTATCAAGTGAAAACAATAATCCGTTACCAGAGATTGTATCTAATTTTGATGTGTTGCCTGTGTACTTAACTAATATATTGTTAAGATCGACTACTGTATCGACTTGATAGAAGCCATCAAATGCAGCATTAAAGTTGCGAGTCATAAACACATCACCAACAACAAATGCATGCGGTAATGCTGTTGTAAATGTTATATAGCCACCAAGCGAGTTAGAAACTAATATAGTTTGATTATTGGTTTCAGTTATTCTGTATATATTCCATTGTTGTGCAAAGTCTCTTGCGCACCAGATAGTATACCCACTGCCCATTGTACTTAATCTATCATCTAAGTTTACAAAATTAGCAAGGTCGAATATAGTAGTATTAACATCGTCGATGTTTACATATCCTGCTCCGGGAATGTCATTGCTGTAATCACTATTATCATTTCTGTTTAATGCAATCTTGCCATTAAATTGCTCAGTTGATTTATACAATTGCGACTTATTAAATATTGTAACTCCGTTGCCGTCAATACTGTCTGCACCAGCGACAAATTGTGCTGTGGCAGGGTTAACACCAAATGCTTTTTCATCAAGTGCAATTTCTAAATACGGATTAGTGTCTAATGCACCATACTCGCCTACGCGAATTGCCCACTCTTCGTAAAATGTAATTGCACTGTTTAAATTATTAAATTCTGCACTAGTTAATTGATTAATTGCATTTGCAGAACCTTTTTGCTTAATAAAGCCTTTATATAATTCAATTTGTGTTGTATCACTTAGTCCGAGATCTGCTAAGTATTGGCGCGGTTTAAAGCCAATTAAACCATGACTGTATTTGATTTGATCTGCATCTTTAAAGTTTGTATACGAATCATAGTACGCTTGAGATTTAGTTGCAATCGTAGCAAAGTTTGGCAACAAGCCTTTTTTAAGTTCACTTGCAGCAATTGTTTTCCAATATGCAAATACAAATTCAATCGATGCTACAACATTCTGTAACGCAACATAATATTGATTTTTATATTGTACTAAGTCGCCTTTTAAGTAATCTTTACTACCGACCCACGCCGGCACATTACCAGAATTATACATAAAGCCCGGTGCACTTAAACTACCATCCCAGTCTGCTGTTTTTTGTCCAATTAGTTTTAATCTAAATTGTCTATTACCTAGCTCTGGTTTGTAGATAATGTCGTTAAACACTGTTGTATTATCAAATACTAATACGTGTTCGTATTGTACTAAGTTTAGTTCAGCATAACCAACAACTGCATCGTTAGTTAGTGTTAGTTTAAATGCGGTTGGGCTACGTAATACATTATAATTTACGTTCTTAACTAAGTTAAAGTTTTGATCTAATACTTTTGAACCGTATTGTGTATCTGTGATACCGTCTGTAATTGCACCAATGGTAATAGCATTTAATACATTAGCAACTGGGCTCAATACAATAATACTACCTGTTGCCCAACCTTGTTGTGCCCAGAATAAAAATTCTTTAGCTGATAGTTTAAAGTTACGTAGTTCATTTAATGTTTCGTCCGTGTCATTAAATGTAAAGCCTTGTGCAACTAAATGTCTTTCGTAGCTAATTAAGAAATCAGCTATTTGTTGTAGACTATTAAATTCATAACCATATGATACTGTTAGTTTTAAGTTTTGATAATCCTTGAATACAGTTACTGATTGATCTAATACAGTAATTTTGTATCCATTTGAATTAACAACACTAGGAATAATAGTGAAGTACGGGTTGGCTAAGTTATATCCACGTACACTATAGCCATTACTAGTTTTTTCAATAATAACACTACTATATACTATTTTTTGTACAGGCGTCGATTTATACAAATGTACATTATAGTTTTCATTTGGAATAATAATGCTGTCATTTGTGCTTGTTGGTGAGCTTTGTTCTGCTAATACTTGCAGATATTTTTGATCACTGAACCCAGCCATTTTATATGCAAGATTAACTTGATAATTTTTCAGTAGCGGAGTAATAACAGTAGACGGATTAATGCCTTGACTAACTAAGTAATCTGCAATCCAATTTATATAGCCCGCTGTTCTAACTAATGTACCAGATGATGCGTCGCCATTAAACGTCAATGACGTTTGCTTAATATGATCATTTGTGTCAGTTAGATATTGATTTAATACATAATTTCTTGTATAGCGTGAGTTATCCATTAACAAGCCAAAGTATCTGGCTGGTTTGGCTAAGGCAAGGGCTTGCTGTGCCGCAAATGCATAGTCACTACTATTACGCCATGCTGTTTCAACCGGCCCAAAATTCCCCATTGCCCATGCTGTTGCGGCACGAGATGAAGTAAAGTTTGCTGTCATAATTGCAGCAGGGCTTAATAAAAAGCCATTTACATCTACAGGAATAACAGTAGACAAACCAGGACGTGCAAAGTTAGTATCTACACCCACACGTATTCCGCTTCGGACCATTCCTGCTTCTAAGTCATCCCATAGTAATTTATTTCCACCAGTATATGGCGCAGGGCCGTATTCAGCTTCCCACCATAACGGCATCGCAGTAAAGCCTAGCATTTCCCACGGTGATGTATGCGGGCGAATTGTATCGTAATAATATTCATAACATGCCTTCCAACTGCCCGGCAATGCTTCGCCATCTAGTCTATCAACGAAACGACTATAGTTCCATGTAAACGGATCATTGCTTTGGAATGTATCGTTTACTGTATAATCAATTTTGTTATTGCCAATCCATATAAGAAAGCTCTTAGATATTAATTGATTCGCTTCAGCAAGTGAGTAATAACTATTTCTAAATTTGCCCGGAACAATTTCAAAGATATCTTGGTAACTACCGACATCCGGTAATTTAATATTGTTGTATATACGTTTTTCTAATTCCAGTAAGAAACTATCTCTATAATCTTCAAACGCTGGTGTTATACTACCATCATGTCCACGTATAACATTAATCGGTGTGCGATAGGTATCATCTAAAAAGATTTCTGGGATATAGCGTGGGAACAATCCTAGTTTAGTAGGAGTTTCTGGAATATAACATCCGTTTGTGTCTTGATATTCCACAAATTTAACAACGTCGCCTACTAGCAAAATAACTGCGTCAGTGAATGTTATCCCTGGACGAGTGGTATCAAAGGTATAATCATTGATGGCTATTAATTGCACATCATTTAAGTAAACAAGTACAGCTAAGTTACTTAATATATATGTGTCAAATACATTAGTGATTTCATATGATCGAACTAACGGATCAAATATTGAATAGGTAACTGTGTTTTGCAATGTGCCAAACGGAACCATGTCACTATAATACCATGGAAATGATTTATTTTTAATTTTGTTAATTTCAGTTATAATTAAATCAACACTTGCTATCGGGTCAGTTGGTTGTATGCCAGTTAATGTCGCACTTAATTCTAAGAATTTATTTTTAAATCTTGCGTATTCTTGTTGTGCATAACGTGTTGCATCAATAAAGTTTGTGCTATCATTTAATAGAAATAATGCGGCATTAGATACAGGAGCGGCATGTTGTAGTATGTTTCCACCTTGCGCTGTAATCTCAATATCTCGAAGATTACTTTGTCCTAGTATATCACCCGCCACTTCTGTACTGTTTTGACTTAGTGCAACTAAGTGATTTCTAATTTGCCCAAGTGTCAATGATGTTAAGTCAATATTTTGTGCATTTAAATCTAAGTTAGTAGGGACTTGATATTGACCCAATTTACTTACTTCGTAACTGTATACTAAAATATCAATTTTATCACTAAGTGCAGGCGCAGTTACTAATGTCAATGCTCCGTTACTAATAGACCATTGTGTTGTTTTTAAATATGTATTATTTTTATAAACTTTAACGTGTGGAATAGTTGTTTCTGGTGCAATAGCAACATCAATCTTAAATGGACTGTTAATACCATCATAGATGTAAGTGATTAATTGATATTGAGTAGTTGGCTCAACTACGGTTGCCCAGTTATTGCGTGGCGCAAGTGTATATCTGTCTACTATTTTTTGTACAAAACCCGTTGCAACTGCTGGAGTATGTGTTACTTGATCGACTACGTAATTATACGTATCGGCATCAAAATAGTTAGAAAATTCAATGTCGCCTTGCGCTTGAAATGTTCTGTATTTTAATGGGAATTTAAGTACTGTATCTACTACTGTACTTGTACTTGTTCTGTTATACCCAAATAGTTTAGTACCGGCAAAAGTACTACGTGGGTAAGTTGCAAAACTAGTACCCGCTAAGTCAAGTACATCAAACAACGGGTCTTGCTGTAATGCTATTTTTTGTTGACTTTCTAACCACTGTGCGCCATCGTACCACCATTGTGTTCCTTTGTAGGCACCTTCAGTTACAACTACAGTATCATAAATTTCAATAGCACTATCGGCGGCTAAGTTTAAATTTACATATATAGGACCAGACGGAGTACCATTGATATCAACCGCTGTTTGTACTAAACTAAGCACGTAAATTTTATTGCGTACTAGTGGGTCTATATCATTGGCAAATATTACTCTCATACCATCAACTAGAGTAACACCAAATGCAACTGTTAACACTTGTCCTTCTAATTCATTAAATGCATCGCGTGTTGTTGTATCAAGTATAGTAATTGGTGTTTTGCCAATTCTGCCTGCATTAAATAATTGTATGTCTGCTTCGAACTGTACAATCGGACGTTGAGCACGATGAGTTTGATCATATGTAACTTGTACATTATTATAGTCAGCAGTTGCATTAATTACGTCACGGTGAAACCAACGATTGTTACGTGACCATGCATTTAAATCTTTACTTGCACGATTGATTGTAATATAGTTAGCATTAGGAATATTTCCCGGTAATCCAGTAGGATAGTTTAACGCTAGTTCATCATTGTACAGCTCAGGAGTAACTAATAAAGTTACATCAACTAAGCGTATGCCAGATGGTGCGCCAACTCCTTCAACATAATATTCTTTATTTTGATATGTTGTTGGAGTAACATCAGTGCCAAACTTTACTTTTAATCCACTTGTAAAGATTATGCCATTAGGACTAGTATACGTGGTTTTTCCTAAAATGTCAACCTCAATATCAATGTCCCATCCTGCAATATCAACAAGTTTAATTGTTCCATAAATTGCAGGGTTAACGCCATCTTGAAAGTATAATGTATTTTGTATACTTGATATTACAGGAACGACATGCAAGAAGTCATCGTAGTCCTTAAAGAATTCTTTATTAGCATTCATAAGACCCGACTTGATGTATACTTTTTCATTAAGCAATACATCTTGTACATGCACCAATCGTATTAGTGGATCAAATGCAGCCGCATCAGTAAATTGTACACGCCACACACCAAAGCGTTGTGCATCTGGGATTATTGTTCCGGCATCGTACCCAGGTATAACTAAACTAGTATTTGGATCGATAACTTCAGGCATTGTCCATGCTGCTTCGCCTGCGTTTGTTAATAACTCTTGATTAACAAAAATCATTGTCTTACCATCAAGTTGACCTGTAAGACCAGCATACTGTGGATATAGTGCAATAAATTGACTTAGATATTGATTTTGTATTTCTGAGTATGCGATCGGAAGCGCATATTCTACATTAGCAACTACATTCATTAATACATATCTATCTTGTGCATTTGCTTGTGGTACATTAAATGTAACTGTGCCTGCTTCTGCCCCATTGTTAACAACACCAAATACATCGCGTGTACTGATTGTTGGGGTTGCATTCACTAAACCATCTACTCCCGGTTCAGTTTGTATCCAAAAGCCTGCGCCCATTTGATCTACATTAAATGTGTAGCTTCCGCCACGTGCAAGTGTTAGTGTGTTTTTTACTAATCCGCCTGTTGTAAAATCATAACGTGAAGTATTCCCATTACGAACAACGTCAAATGTTCGTGTTAACTCAACTCCACCAGTATTAACATCTACTGGGTCCGGGCCATTAGCAAGCCAATAGTATTGACTAAAGTTAACAAATTTATCAAATGATATTAGTGGAGCAAAACTATAGTATTCGCCGTCAAACATTCTGTTATGATTGCTGGCTAAACCACTATAGTAATCAATTTTATTTAATACATCAATATAGCTAGCAAAGAATGTAATTTCATTTTGTTCATCACGTACAACAATGCTTGGCTCAAGTTGATACTTTTGTCTTTCGGCTGAGCTCTCGATAACATAGCTATCTTTACTCTTATATGTAGGAGCAAACGTTCTTCCGATATAACCATATATGTTTCTTAAATTAGGTTCAGTTACTAACTGATCTAACGTAGCAGACAAAAACTTATTGTTAGTGTCTGTTTGAAATATGGTAGGAAGAAAATTGGAGGTCTTTTTTGTCGCCATGTTGTTATAATCTCAAGTGTTATATGTATTTAAGCCAGAACAGTTTGGTTGATTTGTGCCGCGGTAATTGCAGTAATTATTTGCACATTATCAACAGTTGCTGCACTAACAATAATTTCATTGTATTCTGCATTAATTTGTAGCAAGCTACCAAATGTACTAGTTGCACTAAATGGTACAATAGTTATACTTGCAATGTTTGGGGCAAGTACACTATGCAAATATGCACTTAATTCACTGAAGTAAAACGTTTCGCCAAAGTCCCAGTTTGCAACATCAAAGTAACTATTAATAGCAGCAATTACACTGGTTTTAATATCATTATCACTAATAACAATACTTGGATTTTTAACTACTTTAAATGTTGCTTGCAATGCTATCGGGGCTTTTGCTCCGAAGATTGGTTTAAACTTAGCAGGGTTGTAAATAATTGTATCTGTTAAACTCTTATAATTTTCCAGTGTTCCGAACTCTATACCCAATGATTCTACGCTCGGAGCAGTCGGCTCGACTATTGTATTAGTCGAATCTTGAATCCATGCTGTGTAATCAGTTGAGTATTGTTTTGTTAACAAGTATAAGTCAATAATATTATTTGGGCTAGGATCAATACGACGATAGTTTGGACTGTTGTGTCTATACTGGAAGTAAATGTCTTGTCTACCAGTCTTAGCGGTATAATCAGTAACTAGATTTAACACGTATGCTGAACCAGTTACAGTTAACTGATAGAATGCATTATCAGGAGCAATATAAAATAATTGCCCAGATGCATATAATGTTGCAGATATTTGTGCATCTCGCAATGTTAAATAAGTGGCATTAACAAGCGCATTACTAACTGGAGTTTGTGTTACAAAATTATCATATCCATAAGTAGCTTGAAAATATACATATTTGTTTGTTGTATCAATCGATGGATTAACAATTAACTCAAATAGTTCTGGGTTATCCGGAATGCCATTACTATCAGCATCAGGAAATGTTATTAAAATTTTATTTGGATTTTCGTATCCATCAACTTCGATGATATTTTTATATATGTACCATGTATAATCCAATGCAAGCGGATTAGCATCATCTGGATTAGCATTTACTTTTAATACCTTAACTTGATCGTGTACAGTAAGTCCAGTCTTTGGATCGAATACTTTAACTGTATTGTCAAAGTAAAAATTAGTTTCTTTTACACTTTCAAATATATAGTTTAATCCTTGATAGTAAACTGTATATGTTTGTCCTACTGTTTGGAATCGAATTAACCAGCTTGCATCTAATCCTTGACCGCTAGTATCGCCTGTGTATGCTAGACTAAAATTCCCAGTATTTAAATCACCAGGTAAAATTAATACCCAACTTGTAGTATTAATGTCATAACGTAGTCCAAAATCTTCATATGCTTGTATATAGCCTACCATAGAATCTACTAGAGTAATCGGAAAATCAACGTTGAACACTGCATAAACTGTAGTGGCAATTGCACCTTCTGGAACAATTTCATTTAATACAAGTGGGCCACTTCCGTTAGACAAGTTACCTGTGCCGCCATTTGTGCCATCACCAACTAATTGTTGAACAGCCGCATAGATATAATATTTGTCGCCAGACTTGCTCGGTGTTCCAACCCGAATAATATTTCTCGCGTCGAAATAATTGCCTAGTCCTGCACTAAATTTAATAATAGCACTTTGCTTAATATATTTGTTATTGTTTTCTACTGCACCATCTACTTGTAATATTGACCCTGCTTGATTATATAAGTAACCAGTAGATCCGTTTGCTATAGTAGTCGAATAATGCCAGTATGCATCACTAATAGTAATCGCAGGATATTGACTATAGAAAAACTGTAGTGTTTCTTGTGCAGCCGCAACTGGTTTAACTTGATTATAAATTGCTTTGTAAATATCATTTTTTGTGTTATAATCAAACGAGAACGTATTAACGAATGGGTCGCGATATAACATACCATCTTCTGCAAAGATGTTAGTACTTGAATATTTTCCAGTTGTATCAATAACATCTAAGTAACGACTGATACCGCTTGATGTACGATTAACTGCTTTAACTTTAAGCACATTACTAAACAACGTATAAGGAAGAATATTGTAATCTTCGCCTGTAACCATACGATCTTGTGTGTAATATTGTTGTGGTGCTTTTTGACGTATTTCCTCAAGTGTTTCACGTGAGCTAGCATTAGCAACTGTATAATGTAAACTAGCACGAACCGTTAAAGTTTCAACTCTACCAGAACGACTTGTATAGTTAATAGGCATAATAACACCCTGCATTTCATTTGGTGTAATTTTATAGTCTGCGCCGTTACTTACTCTATAATATAATCTGTAATTACCTTGTGGAATGTTAGCAAAACTGCCATCACCAAATGTTAAATCAACTTGGTCATTTGCGCGAGTATTAACTTGATACACAGTCTTGCTAGTACTCTTATTATAGATAACATTTGTGTTACCGACTGATGGAACTTGTGTCCATAATGTGTGTGGTAATCCTTGTCCGTCTAAACTATATAGCCATAGATCAGTATTATTAACATTATCTACATTAACACTATACACACGATTTGGAGTGCTTTCTTGGAAAGTAAAGTCGAGTGTCTTTAATTCGCCTTGTTTAAAGTATGTGAAGAAGCCTGTGTTTGCACTTGAATTTCCTAAATTATCATTTTTGTATAACAAATTAAATGGCTGATTTGGGCGAGGAGCGATTTCATATATATAAGTTTTACCTGCACTAGTAGGGCTAGTCATTTCAAACTTAGAAGTTGTTCCTTCTATACTGGCTGCAAAACTATAGGTTGCAATAATACTCGAAACTAAATTAACTTGATATTCATCATTTGTAATTCCATTAATAATTTGACTATTGCTTGGTTTCCCAATCATTTGATTTGATATTAATCCTGCATTAATTACCGCAGTGAATTGTTCCTGCCAGTTATCGTTGCCACTGTCTGCCCATGAAATTACCAAGCCTGCTAAATTAATGCCGTTGCTATCGTAAACAGTTTCGGTTGTACTTACACTATTAATTTTTAAAAAGCCGCTTGATGGAATATTACGTTTAGGGTTATAGCTAATTAGTTTAGCAAGTTTAAGAATACTATCACGACGTTGTGCAGTATCCATAAAGTTTTCACGTGCGTTTAAATCGCCACGGAAAGCAAGCGATTGGCCTAAGAATGCAACTAAGTCAATTAATGCAATGAACTCACTTGATTCAATAAAGTCGTTAAAATCTTCTGGGTAGTATAAGCGTAAATAATCAATCATTGACTTACGAAGTGTTTCGTAGTCATAGCTCTGAAAGTCCGCATTACGGAAGGTTTGATACAGTTTAGTCCAGTCTTCTGCAACTAGTAAACCTGTTTGTCGTGTAGTAATAGCCATACTATTTCCCTGTTATAATGTATTTATTTAAGGAAAAAGTGCGCAGTTTATTAGCGGGCAGTAAGTGTTCTACTTTGATTATCGAATCGAAGATTCATTAAATTAGTTTGATTCGTTTGTAAATATCGTAATTCAAGTTCAATTTGTATACCTGTTTCAAACTCTGTAATTACAATATTATCAATAGCAACCCGTGGATCGTAACTAGCAATTGCTTTTACATCTGCTGCAATGGCACTTCTAAGCGATTCAGTAAATGGATCGTATAATACATTCCAGATAATAGTGCCAAAATTTGGATTCATCAATTTCTCGCCCTTGCGAATTTGAAAGTGATTCATTAAGTCTTGTTTAACTAGCTCAAAGTCAGTTAGACGAAACTTTTTGTCGCGTCCAACAGTTGAGAAACCTTTATAGAATATAGCCATAATAATATTTATCCTGCTCTAAGTGCTGCTACTTTTGGTGCCATAACTGCAACGGCATATTTTCCTTTTTGGAAGTAACTTTCGCCGGATGTGCCATTATTAATATCTGAACCAACTCCTGTACGTGCAAATGTATTTGCTCCACCGGCGCCTAACATATGAGCTGCCATTAGTAATCCACCAATTTCTTCATTTGATGTAGAAGTTGTAATTGCTTTTTTAGATACTAATATGTTATAGTTAGATTTAGTAAAGTTAAAAATTGCCTGCTCTTGTATTGCTGGAGTATTAAGAAACTTATCTCGACTTAGCCCGCCTAGCCACATTGCATCATTGCCCAAACTTGCAGTGCCTTTACAGTTACTACTAACAAAGCCAGCAGTTTGTAATGCAGCATAGCCCATCTGATACTTGCCTAAGAATCCGCATTGATTAATTGCCATATACCCTGCTTGTCCATTTTGTAAGCGTGGAGAATATGACTGTGGT